GGTAGGACAGCGAACGGCGGTTCCCTATCAACAATCCCTGACATTCCCCACATCCGGGGCGGCGACCGTATGGAACGTCCAGACCAAGGAGCGGGAATTTGCTCCCTACACGATCTCCGGGGCCAACGTCATCCTTTCCGGGTATCCGGACGGAACTCCCTTCATGGTGGAGTACTACGCATCTCCGACAATGGTGGCGTTCGAGCGTTCCGGAGGGCTTCCCCACGTTCGACCGTTCGGAAACGGACGCATCCGGTTTCCCCGAAGATTCCATCTGAAACTGCTGGATCTCTGGACAAGGGCGGCGGACTCCAACGTCAACTCCCCACAGGTGCCCTGATGGCCAAGATGGCAGATATCACTGTCGATATTGCGACGGAAGAGGAGAAGAGGGGACTGGATGCGTTCGTCGCCAAACTTTTCAGGGAATGGGTGGACTTTGCAATGGGACAGAAAGACATTCGCGTCGGAGGAAAGGTCGCCAATCGGCCTCTCCATCCATCCGGACGGTATGCGGCATCCCTGTCCTACTCCGTCCGGAAGGCAGCCACAAACAAGTATACGATCACGTTTTCGGCGGATTCCGTTTCAGCCCCGGAAGCCGAAGCCATTGAGTTTGGACGCAAGAGCATCGATCTGAAAAAATATATGCTGGGCAAGGATGGACGCCAGATGCGTGTCATCCCCATCCGATCCACGCCTTCCATGCTGTTTACGCCCCCTCCCTATGGACCGACAAGAAAACGGTCGTCCGAAGCCAAGAAGAGTCTGGCAGAAGCCGCCCATAATGCCCCTGAAAGTGGAGTTTACCGGGTCATGACGAACAAGCCCGGATCGTGGATTATGCGAAAATGGCCCCGCAAGGGGGACGAATCCGGGAAAATGGTGCCGTTTCAGCCTGCCCATCTGTTGATGGAGAAACTGCGGATCAAGTACGGAGGAAACAATGCCTAATCCTCCCCAATTGACCGCCGACATTATTCCCACAGGAGGAGGAGTCCGTCTTCAGGGAATCTCTTATGATACTTCCTACCAACTGGCCCGGACTGTGGTATCCACGGGACAGGTGGACACGATCTACTCGACAACCACTCACATCCCCGGCAATTCGATCTTTTTCATCGACATGGGGGAGACGTTCGGAACTGTCAATCTTCAATATCTGCCATCACAGAATTACATTTATACGGTAACAGACAGTTACGGAACGGTATCGACGCCTTCGATCCTTCCTTACAATCAGGTTTATGCCTATCGGGATGAACTGGACATCATCTTCATCCGGCTTATGAACTCCGCCTTGGACGCCTTGGCCGTCGGATCTCCCTATCCCAAACCCAGAGTCTACCATGCGATGCCTATTGTCGGGATACCTCCCCTCCCGTTGATTACCATCAATCAGGATCTCATCCAGCAGGAATTCATACCCATCGGGCAGAGCGCACCGTCCGAATCACAACAGATGCTGGCAATGGTCAAACGGATTTATACCGTTACGGTCTATACCACGGCTGCCGATGCAAGGGACTTTTACCGAACGAACATCATTGGCATCTTTGAGGCTCTCTGCAAAGATCCCCTCACCTATTTGGGACAAAACGTCACGCATCGATTTCAGGTGGCTTCCAGTCAGATGATCGCGGAAAAGGAAGACAAGGAGCCGGGGTTTTACTACTGCAACTGTATGCTGGAATTTTCAGGAAACTTCTTCATTGAACTTGTGACACCGACCACTGTCTTCCAGCAAATTGCCCTCGATGTCACGGATACAGCCGGAAATACTTTGCTGAGCGGGACGTTCAACACGTCCGGGGTTTAATGGCGTTCTTCCTTTGACATCCTCCCCTCCCTAAAGGAAGGGGATTCCCGGAATCGCTTCCGGGATTTACTGCTTCATCGATCCCTTTTGTTGACGGGCATCTCCACAGTCCCACCTCCGGTGTCCCCGGATGTATTTTGCTTCACAAAGGAGAATACACCTTGTTTCTTTTAAAGTCAAATACTGTTCACTACGCCTTATGTCCTCTCCCTGAAGGAAGGGGTCTTACGATTAGTTCCTATAATAAAGATAGTGGGATTTTGGGTTTGGAGGGATAACCGTGGCTGATTCACCGATCATGCTGACAATCGAAGCGTTCAAGAAAAAAGTGGGATTTTTCTACCCGGATCGGGTGTATTTCAAGTTGCTGGAATATCGTTATGGGATTCAACCCGCCACCTATAATGAATGGCTGAACCGCATTGCAATTTTAAAATCTGGGGGGTAGTAAATGTCTGCCTATTCGAATCCGCTTTTTCCGTTTTTTCAGGGGGTTCAGCTTATTCGCCCCGGCGTTTATTATGCCGATAACGTCAACGCTGTTGCTCCCACACCGTCCACAGGTGTTCCTCCGCTGATTTTCATCGGATTCGGGAACGGTCCCAAGCCACTGACCCCCATTCAGTTTTCATCCCTGACAGAAGGTCAGCAGGTTCTTCGGGGAGGACAGGCGGCCACCTATCTTCCGTTCATGTACAACCCCGGAAGTGGACTGAATGGTGCCCAGACAATCACTTACATCGAAGCGGGACAGAATGTCCAGTCCACGTTTACCTATGTGACGTCCGGGGGAACGCCTGTCATTACAGCCACCTCCAATGTGTACGGAAACTCCGCCAATCTGCTTCAGACATCCGTCAGTGCGGGAAATATCGGCGGGATCGATCTGACCCTTCTGGACGGTTACACCAATCAGTCGGCATCCGCAAACAATCTGGGAGTTCCTTTCCAGTTGGCCTATCTGGGAACGGCGACGGGTGTCACATTCTCTGTTGTTGAGACAAATGGTGTTGTAACGGAGTTTGTCGTGACCTCTCCCAACAAGGGGGAATCCTTCACCATTCCCATCAGCAACACGACCTATCAGACCGTCAGCCAGATCATTTCCTACCTGAACGGGACAGGATATTACAACGCTACTCTGGTCACAAACGGCAATCTTCCCGCAACGTCCCTTGATGTCGTTGCAAACGTTCCTTTGGCGACAGGGGCGCCCGGAGCTTATGTCTATACCAACGTAACGGCGACATTGGGCGATCCGGTCTGGTGGATCAACAACATCTCCGGCCTTGCGACGGCAACCATTGTGAGTGGTGTTACCTCGTCCCCCACGCTGGTTCCGGAGGACATTCCCCTGAGTCCATTCACGGGAGGACAGAGCGTTCCGCCCACTACCCAGGATTATGCCAACGCCCTGAACGCTGCGGAAAATGTCAGCGGATGGGCCTTGTTCATGGACAGCAACACCCCGGCGGTTGTCATGCTGGGAACACAGCACGCCGAACTGATGAGTACAATTCAGGAACGCAAGTACCGTCGATTCTTCAGCGGATCGTCCGTGGGAGATTCCTTGGAAGTTGCCAGCCAGATGGCGTTGGCGATGAACAGCATTTCAGCCTCCTACGCCTTTCCGGGGATTACGGTGATTTCGACAACGACAGGACTTCCCACAACTTACGGAGGACTGGCCGCAGCCGCCGCCGCCGCAGGTTTTGTGTGCGGGAACATCGTGGCGCAGCCATTGACCAACAAGGCTTTGAACGCTATCGGTGTGGAACAGACCCTGAACACCGCCCAGACCCTTCAGGCGCAAAGTTCGGGTCTTCTGGTGGTGGAGCAGTCGAAAACAACGGGGCTGGTGACGTTCATCAACGACTTTACAACGTGGGTGGAAGACGACAACGTTGAGAATGTCCTGAACCAGCAGGTGGCTTGCCGGTATGCCACAGCCTACTATCTGATTCAGGCGTTGCAGCCCTACATCGGACAGATCAACGCCGGACAGATCAGTCTGCAAAAGATCAAGAACGTCATCATGACGGATCTGAATGATATCGTCTACACCCAACAGAACACATCCGGATGGCTGTCGTCTTGGAATCCGGCGTCGCTCGTCCTCTCGTTCGACGGGACGACCATGACGCTTTCCGTCACGTTGCAGGTGGTCTTTGTCGGACAGAACAGGTTCATCACTCTCTATGTCACGGTACAACCGCTTCAGGCCACTGTGACTGGTGCCTCCGTCGCCTAAAATAAGGAGTTTTAGATGGGAAGTTTCAATCAGAATGCTCTGAATCCTCAGTTTTATACAGGTAATGCGGTCATTCTCCTGATTGGAACACAGGAGATTGGTTTTGGGCAGTCATCCACCTATAACATCGGCTACGGAGCGGAACAATTCTATGAAATCGGTACGGCCAAGCCTGCCGAGATTCAGCAACTCCGTTATACTCCGTCTGTCACAATTGACAGTTTCCTGTTGACGGATGCGGGACTTGCCGCCTTCGGCTATCCAAGCAATACTCCGCTTCGGGAGATCCTTGCCAACAACAAGTTCAATATCTACCTGAACGACTACAAACTGAACACGGTGTTTATCTTTTCACAGTGTACAGCCGGAAGTCTCAACATTACGGCCCCCGCAAACGCTCAGGTCACAGAGGCTATTGAATTTCTGGCCTTGGACGTTCTGGACAGCAACGGAGCGTCAATCCTGACCGGAAACTTTGCCCTGAACATTTCCAACGCCCAAGTCGGGGCTGTTGTCGGGTCTGTCGCCTGATTTGTCAAAAAGCGCTGTAAAACTTCGTCCTTCAGGACGGAGATGTAAGGCGTGCCCTTGCATCATTGACAAAATGATGGTAGCATAAGTCCATGAAAAAGTCCTATAAATATCGGTTGTATCCAACGAAAGCCCAGAAGACTTCTCTTAATAAGACGCTGGAGATTTGTCGTCATCTTTACAATACCCTTCTGGATGAGAAACGTTTCATCTGGGACGCCTACAAAGGAAGCCTGACTAAATTCGATCTGATTAATTTCACTGTAGAACTGAAAGAGAAAGATCCCTCCCTGAAACAGGTTCATTCCCAGGTGCTACAAAATGTAGCACAGAGAGTCGATGGAGCTTTCCAACACTTCTTCCGGAGAGTGAAGAACGGAGAAACACCGGGCTATCCCCGATTTCGGGGAAAGGATCGGTATGATTCCTTCACGTTCCCTCAATCCGGATTTTCTCTCATCGGAAATGTTGTGAGACTGTCTGGAATCGGAAAGATCCCTTTGGTCGCTCATCGACCCATTGATGGCAAGATCAAGACCTGCACCGTTTCCAGAAACTCTTGCGGAGACTGGTTTGTTTCCTTCTCCTGTGATAACGTTCCAGAACAAATCCTTCCCTCCAATCCTCTCTCTGTCGGAATCGATATGGGATTGACAGATTTTCTGGCAACCTCGAAAGGGGATTTCGTTCCGAATCCCAAGTATGGAAAGCGATCCGCAAAGCGGCTCGCCCAAGTCCAACGAAAGCTGGAACTCCAGAAAAAGGGTACGAAAGAACGAGAAAAAAAGAAAAGGATCATCGCTAAAACTTACAAAAAAGTTGTGAATCAAAGAACAGATTTCTTTTACAAGACGGCTAATCACATTATCAATGAATATGGAAAGATTTTTGTGGAGGACTTGAATCCCTCCAGGATGCAGTCGTACAGGGCGATCAATCGCACCCTGTACGACACCGCATGGGCCTCGTTCCTTTCTATTCTCTCGAACAAAGCGGCAGAGGCTGGTCGAGAGTTCCGGAAGGTGAATCCGGCCCATACGTCTCAAGACTGTTCGGCCTGTGGACACCGACAGAAGATGCCCTTGAACGTTCGAGTGTATCACTGTCCCTCCTGTGGACTGAAACTGTCCAGAGATGTAAATGCGGCCCTGAATATCAAGAGACTCGGGCTGGAGTCTTTGGCGCAAAGCGCCTAGAAGCTCCTTCCGAAAGGAAGGGGAGCAGTCACCCTATACGCCCGCCCGATGGCTTGGTAATCGGGTATAGCCAGAACTAGTCTTAGTCTTCCCGTACACCACAGGACATCTTATGGGTCAATTCAACGCAAAAGCCATACCGGGCCAGGTGATGACCGGCAATGCGGTCATGATCATGGCCGGTCTTCAGGAGGTCGGCTATGGTCAGGCCGCTGCGTTCAATGTCGGATTCCACAATCGTATCCAGCATGGCATCTTTTCCCAGAAGCCACAGGAAATCCAGTCCCAGAAATTTGTTCCAACAGTTACACTGTCGATGTTTGCCCTTTCCAGTGTCGGTGTCAGTGTGTTAAACTTCCCATCATCGTTGCTGGATGTCTTTGCTACGTCAACCATCAACATGGTGATCATGGATGCACGTGGACTTCCCATTTACATCTTCGAGGGGTGCTATGTCGAAGAATTCGATCTCAACATTCAGGTGAATCGTCCCGTTGTCCAGCGCATTCAGTTCTTCGCAATGGACGTGCTGGATGATCTGGGCATGTCCGTCCTTGTGGGAGATCCATACGTAGCCGCAGCCGAACAGGCCGCAGCCATCGTTGGTCTCGTCAACAAGAATGCAGGAGTAGGTATCATTTAACCTAGGAGTATTTAATGGCAGAAGAAACTGAATCGCAGGAAGTTGCAAAAGAACTGGAATTCAAGATTACGGAATCCACAATTGAATTTACTTACCAGAACCAGCAATTCGCCTTTGAAATTCCGACTCCCCGTCAGGCAGCCCAGATCGGAGTTCGTGCCAGAAAACTGAGACTGGAGGATGATCCCGCATCGACCGGAGATGAGGAAGGTCTGGGAATGGAGACGATGCTTCTCTACCGGGCGATGGCAACGTTTGAAGTCCTCCTGAAAAGGACATCCGACCGTCGATTGATGACTCCCGACAAGGACGGGAAGCCGGTGTGCGATTCATCCAAATGGGACAGGACCGTCAGCTTCGACTACATCTGGGGGGTCTACGAGGGCTATTTAAAAGCCCTCGACTCCTTTCGTAGCGGAGTGGACAGATCCAAACCAGTTTCCTAATCAGGTTCTCTGGTTTTTAAGTCAGATTCTTGGTGTTTCACCGTTCAGTGAAGAAATCCAGAAACTCACCGTTCCCCAGATCAATTGGATCTTCGCCATGCACAATCACTATAATCAGAGCGAGAACGAAAGAAACAAGCGGGAAGGTCTGGCAGTTGCCCAGAATTTATCCGAGTGGCAGCAACGTCTGACACAGGACTCCTTCCGGGAAATGGCCTATGGAAGCAAGGAACCGGAATGGCTGAAGAGTCTCAAAAATCGGCAGCAAACGAAAGAACTGATAAAGAAAGCAACCGAGAACAACCATGTCCCCTCCTGACGATTCTGAAGACACAGGCGCCCCAGAACGTAATCCTCGATTTGACAGGCAGAAGTTCCGTCATGGACTGCTGAAAGAGGACTACGAACGTCTCAAATCCGAACTCTCCAATCCCAGCATTGATCTGAAAACTCTCAAATCAAGAATCAACAATATGGAGAACCGCCTTCGAGGTTTTCTTGCGGCGGAGAGGGAGTACCGGGCAAGGTTTACGGCTCACGCCGGGTACAAAGGAGAGTCCACATCCCGTCTGTTATCTACACACGGGATGTTGGATGCTGGACTCAAGAGTATGCGGAGAACCCTTGCAGAGAGGGAAGCCACTCTTCGTCAGCAAAAAGAAGCGGAACAGCAGCAAAAAGAGAGCATGAAGGAGGCCCTCAAACAGCAGAGGGCTGAACAGGCTGAAGCCCGTCGCATCCAGAAAGAGCAGCGAAGCGTCCTCTTGTCCCGTTCGGGAATGGCCGTTTCTGCGGCGTCCGGTGTCTTCAAGGGCGGCACGAACAAGGAAGTCAAGGATATGCTATCGGAACTGAAGCGTATCCGTGCTGATCTGGAAAAAGAACTGAACACTCCGGGGGTGCAGGGCAGTCCCCTCCTTAAGCATAAAATTGAATCCCATCTGGGACTGCTGTCAGGAATGATCGGAAAAGGAGAGTCCAGTTCCGGATTCATGGGGATGATGGGCCGTCTGTTGGGCCGTTTCGGGGGAATCGGGGCCATTGCTGCCTTGGCTGGTAAGGCAGCTTGGGGTGCCGCCAAACTCCCCAATACCATCAATGGCATGGTTCAGGGAATTGCCAGCGCCGCAGCCCCCGCCACAGATTATATACGACTGACTTCCCAGATTGGACGCCTTTCTGGAACGAGCGGTGCCTATCTACGCCGAATGTTTGGAAGCATTGACGTGTATACAGGGAAAGGCGGAGCCTCTCTGCTGGAACAACGCCCCGCATGGATGGATAAGTATCAGGTTTCTCAGTTGCAGGCAGCCAAGATGCTGTCAGATGTCTCGTCGAGCGGGGCACTTGTTACTGGAAGGTTTGACATTGCCCATCAAATCGCCCGTTCGAGAAATCCCCAGAATGTGTTTGCCGGTCTTCATGAAAGCACAATCGCCGGTCTCTTGGGCCGATTCAGGGTCATGGGAACGACAGGCCCCACGACACGTTTGGGAAGATTTGATCAAAGCCGATTTGGAAGCTATTTCAACAATATGATGGCCTTTGGCATAAACAAGGGCAGGGCGCTCGATCTTTTTGAAGCTGGCTACAGTACACTGTCCGCAAACTCCGCAACCGCTGTTGATCCGAATATGGTGAATTCACTGATTACAGAATTGGTCAAGACAGGGATTCCGACTTATAGGACTCCGGGAGGCATCTCGTCTGCCTTTTCGAGCTATATGAGTGGGGCGGAACGGGCAACAACCAATCCCGGCCTGCTTTCTGCTATTGTTGCAAACTTTCCTGGATTGCTGGACTCCCGTCCTAAAAAAGTAATGGGTGCCTTTCGGAAGCTGATCGGAATGGCCGGTATGACAGGAAAGGCCAAAGATAACTGGCTAAAAATGTCTCGGTACATATCTGATAAAAATCCACTGGAACGTATTCGGTTGTTGCAGAGCCTGATGAAGAGTTCTACGGCTCTTGGAGATAGGTTGGGGGGGTTGTTGGGACCGATGGTCCCCGGTGCTGAGGATCTACTTGCAAAACAACTTGGTACACCTTTTCTGGTTTCAGTGATGAGGCGTGCACATGTTACAGGAGGAGACATATATCCTTCATCCGGAACGTCCCCCCTTGGAATGTCCACATCTTACACCAAGGCTTTGAAATTGGGAGTTGCGGCAGACACGGCAAGTCTGGAAGCTGGCATCAATGCTCTTAACACATTGGGAACGATTGTTGGCAATCTGGCCCCCACAATCGACAATCTCAACAGGACCATCATCATGTTTAACACAAATATGGTAATCCATGCTGAAAACCTTGTGCACAGCGCCCAAGACCTTATGCACGCAATTACAGGTATGAAGATCCCAGACTCTGCAAACTTACATCTAGATTCGAAACATTTCTTATATCCGGCTACGAAATGAGTACAGTCACCTCCATACTCCCCATTTCCAACGCCATCACCCCTGTCAATTGTTATGTCAGCATTTATCCGTTTGAAGGGGGACAGTGGCATTTTTCGACGGACATTTCCCAGCCGGAAGCCTACAGTGGCATCCTGTCCTGCACCGTCAGCAAGAATATTCGCAATCCCAATTCTGGAACGTTTTCAATCCTGTTGTCTCCGGGCGGTCCCACAGGAGTGAAATCTTTTCCATCGTGGACGGAAGTCCTGACTCCGATGTCGTTGACTGTCATTGGGATGGGTAGAGGAACGGAAGAATCGATTGTGATGGTAGGATTTGTCCTGTCCGTCCGGGAAAGCCAGCGATGGAATGGCAATCGGGTGGAGCGTGTGATTCAGGTGGACGGGGCGGATTTCTCCTATATCTTCACCACACGAAACTATTTCAATCTGGCATGGCTGGCCGGACCCGGCTCCATCCTTCTTCCCGGCAATCCGGGCGCCGGATACGCCTATGCAGTTAGCCATTCCGCCCTCACCGGCACTCCGGATGGCTTGGCTGACACATGGTATAACAAAATCATGCTTCAGATCCTGCAATACCTTCAATTTGCCGGGGATTCTGGGCCTCTCGGATTTGGAGAGATTGTCGGCTATATCTTTCAGGAATATACGCCTGCGGCGCCGTTCATTCCCTTCAACTCCAACTTTATTTCCAGTACGGGAAGCTGGATGGACAAGTTTCTGGCATTCTTTCCCTTTCCGTTTTATGAATACTTTGTCTATACCGTTTCCAATACTGTTGCCTCTCTCTCTCTTAACAACCTTAGTCAATTTTCAAAGTATTCGACACTTTTTGAAAATAACCCCTTTGTACATGCCGGTGGGCATTATTTTGAACAGGGCGCCTATGTTCTTCAAGTGGGACGCCTTCTTCCGTTTCCCACGCTGACGCATACTGCATCTGGTCAACCAAGTGGACCGCCAAATATGTCTTTATGGGATAATCTGATTGTTTATGATTTGTCCCAGACATCCTTTCAGGGATTTATCCAGTCCAACGTGGCATTTTCGGAAAGTGAAGTGTCCAACTTTTATGTCATCAATCCGACACAGATTTCATCGTTTCTTGTGGGTGCCGGGCAGGCCACCCCGATGTCAGCGACACTGCTCTTTCCATTTGCACAGGATGCCGGTTCCATCTTCCGCTATGGCTGGCGTCCCATGATCAAGACCATTGAATGGTTTTCCTGGGAAGTCAACAAACAGCCACCAAAGAATACTTCGGCGTTCAGTTCCTTGGGCTACTACCTTCTGGATCAACTGACATCCTACTATGAACCCACTCCCTTGATGGCAAGGGGCACCTACACCAACATCCTGATGCCGAACGTCTTTCCCGGAAACATTATTCGGTATTATCCGTTCCGGGACAAGGTGCTTTCATCGAATGGACAGCAACAGGACGCCACGTGGGACTTTTATATTGAGGGGGTCGATCATGCCTTTGTCTTCGGAGGCCAAAGCACAACAACGCTGACAGTCTCCAGAGGACTTCCCACGGCGGTGTATCAGAATCCGGACCTTCTTGCCCAGATCCTGACAGGGCAGGCTCAACGCCTGAACGGTCAATACGAAGCCTATCCACCGTCACCGGGTTCACCCCTCAAATACTATACCTATGCAGAGGCTAATACAGCCCTTCACGACGCCGGGCTGTCCTCATTTGGCACAAAAACAGACAAAAATTCGGGGTCTTAGCATGGTCGGAAACAATCACGAAATTGCTGTTGCTCAAGTCATTGCACAGATCCCGGACAGTCATGCTGTTCAGGTGATCTTCCAGTCGGGACAGCCCCTTGGGACTCTTGCTTATGTCATGTCGAACGGGGCGGCGGACGCCTATCGATTCGATCAGAACGAGCTGCCCACCCCCGGAACATGGGGGATCGTCATTATGCCCAATGGAGACGACAGGAACGCCGTCTGGATTGGATCAATCAATGTCGCCGCCATTGACGCCATCAACAGTTCCGGTCCGGGATCTGATCCCTATATGCGATACCTGGCCCATTACAGCGGGTTTTACCGTATTCTGGATCAGGATGGAAACTTCTTTGCCCGGTTTCCGGATGGAACGTCCGTTCAGGTGGGAGATTCGACAACCGAGCCTGTGACCTATCGCCATACCTTGGGTGGATCAGACGGCCAGCAACGAATCTCCGTTGTCTACCCGGACAGTGATCGTGTGACTCCGATTCCGTCCCCCTTCAATGTTCAACTGAAACATCCCAGTGGCACGCAGGTGACAATCGATCCGTCCGGAAACGTCAGTTTGCTGGTGGCTTCCGGAGCTTCCTTCCAGTTTTCCGATCCATCCGGTTTCGGTATCACAAAAGACGGGGCGGGGAACATTGTGATCAATGGAAACACTGTCACAATCCAGACTCCCGCCGGAAACTCTGTTCTTCTGGACAAGAGCGGGAATATTACGGAAACGGCCCCCATCATCAATCTGGATGGCAATGTGGACGTTTCCGGGAACATTTCCGGAGGCACCGGATCTTCCGGCGGGACTGCCACATTCAACGGCAATGTTTCAACAACCGGAGGCATGACTTCGAGCGGTGATGTGGTGGCGGGCGGAATCTCCGTCATCAATCATTATCATACTTACACGCCCGGTACGGGTTCGCCCACGAACACCAGTCCGGCTGAGGGGTAACGGATGAGTCAGTTTTTCTATTCAAACAGCGGGGATGCACAAAGCGTCACAATCGTCCCTCTGGGATCGAATCTGCTTGTTCCGTCTTGGAAGGAACCAAAACTTTTCACATTCAACGGATCATCCCTGTCCCAATCCATCCTGAGCCTTCCGTCCTCGTCCAGTTATGGTGCATCATCGTCCGCTTACACACCAGGAGGAAATGCGTGGATCGCTGGATGGGATCATTGGGTGGCCGAGATCACTCCACAAAATGTCATGACGACCTACCCCGTGACAAGCGGCGTGATTATCACAGGATGCGCCCTATTGAACGGCTACCTCTATGTCATGCAGACGGATGGCATCTTGGGAGTGATCACATCCGGAGGATACGCCCAGACGGATGTCAATCTGGGCAATCCCTGCCGTTTTCTGCAAACCAATGGCACCAACCTCTATACGCTGGTCACAACAAGCGGGGGACCGGCCCTCGGTGTCATTACCATGAGTGGAGAAACAACCGGAAGCGCCACGACGGAAACGCTGTCCTTTGCGACGCAGACAACGACCATCTGCACCTCCGGGAGTTTGGTGGGGGTCGGAAACTATCTGGATACCACACTGCCCACCCCATACTCAGACATGGTTCCTGCCACTGTCAATGGTGTGACATCCAACTGGATCGGAGTGGAACCCAGTACGAATTTGGTCTCCGTGATTGGAGAGTTGTCCGGCGGTTGGGCGATCCAGAGTCAAGTCAGCGGGAACAACGATCCCACCTATGTCAACTTCAATCCGGTGGAATCCCAGGTCTTTGTTTCCAATCCCACGGCGGGAAACCTTCAGGTTTTCGATCTGGTCTCGTCCACCCTTTCACTGACCCAGACAATCGTCTTGGCATCCTGCGGTCCTGTGGCCTTCCAGTCGGGAGGCGCCCAAGCCGTTGTCGCTCAGCCGGGATCATCGGAACTGTCCATACTGAACTACAGTGCCGGAACATGGTTGATTGGGCAGACAATCACCAATGTTTCCCCCACAAAGGCCATCTACCTTTCCAGCCAGACATTTGCCGTGGGCGTGACAAGCGGAGTGGCTCTCTACGTTCTGAACGGATCAACATTTGACTATTCTTCAACTATTCCGCTTGACTACACACCTGTAGATCTGACACTGGATGCGTTGGGAAATCTTTATGCCTGCGGATCGACAACGACACCCACAAGCGGGTATTTCTCCCAGATTGACGTCGCTACGGCAACCGTTGTCAGCCAGAACACGTGGAGCGGGAGTGCCAACTCCATCCTGATCTATCGATCCCAGGGAATCGTGATGGACCCGTCCAATAGCAATTATCGGGTGTACTCACTCCCTCCGGGGGCCTTTTCGTTGCTGGAAACTATAATAAGTACAGGATACTCGTCCCTTGTCCGGATGGATACCCTGAACGTCTTCACAATCGGCACTTCCGGAGTCCAGATATCCCGATGGGGGCCTCCATATACGCTGGTCCCCCGAAGAACAGGCCAGTTTTCCATTTATAACGGATCTGCGTGGACAACAACGGTCATTCCATCCATTTATGTTCCAACGGCCTGCACGGGGAATCCGTCCGGAGGATTTGACGTGGCGACAGCCGGAAACACGCATGTTGTCCTGTCTGTAAGTGGGGCGGTTCTGTCTGACAATGCTATTCCACCGGCCCCGTCCCAGAATCCTTCCGTGCAGTTGGGCATCGGTTCTCTTTTCTGGTGGAATGGCAATTTGTATGGGGCATCTCCCATTGGTGCGGGGCTTATTCAACTTTAAGAGGTAACAATGCCATTCGGACTGCCATCTCCTCCGGGAACAACAGGCTTGTCACCTGGTACCTTGACCCCCAACAATCTGCCGGGTTCCAACAGTGGCTTTCAGCAGTTTTTTGCAAATGCATCCATTCAGAAATTCCGGAATACGCCGGTTATCAATCGGCTTTCCAATTTGTTTTCTCTTCAAATTACTAGAACGAATACACCCGGACATGCGAAGTTGCCAGCGCTTCCGAAATATTTTTTTCCAATCAGTCCGACAGGACTGGTCAAGACATCCCCGGTCCTGAACAGGCCCTTCACTGTTCAGGGGTCTCCGAATAGTGGTGGGGCGCAGTATTACATGGATATCTACGGTCAGGCGCCTCCCATCTGGAAAATTATGGGAACAACTGGATGGCAGTATCATTTGACTGACGGAAATACAATTACAGGTGCTGAATCGTTGCAATATCTTCAACTATTTTTTCAGTCCTTTCACGCCCTGTCATTGAGTCAAACCTCTTCAACAACAACTTATATAATCGAACTGTACAACTATGCGGAAAACGAATTTTGGGAAGTCGTCCCCGTAGACAAGCTGATTTTTTCCTATGACGAGAAAGAACCTCTTTTTGGCAAGTATGACATTACTTTGCAATCCATAAGGATGGTTGCCGGTCCACCGTCCCCCCTTGTTCTTCGTAATCCTATATTGCAGGCTTTTGGAAATATCGCACAGGGGGCCGCCAATACTGCTACCAATTTGGCGTCCAGTGTTCTCAATCTTGGAGAAACTGGCACTTACTGAAGGAATGGATTGATGCCTCTTATTCCCGCAGCACAGGCTGTCTACACGACATTCTATAATGTTGTGACCTACTTTGAGGACAACTTCGACCAGACGACTCCGATCAATTCCTATTCGCTTCTTCTGGGAATCGAGGCCACCTGTCAGGATCTGAAAAACGCCATGTACACCCTGATGATCCCGTCGGTGTCTTATGAAATCACTTATATTCAGGAAGTGGCCTCGCTTGTCAAACTTGATCCGATAGACGCAACGTTCGTGTCCAATCGGATTGATGGACTTCTCAATTTCACATCGGATTTGAGCGCCCTTTCCATTAATCCGGCCAGATATAATCTGGCCAACATGCAGAACGGGGAATCCGCCGTCAGCTTTCCGGACTTCATTCAATACTTCATGACGAATACCTGGGAAACTCCTCCTGTTGGACTGACCTCTTCCAATTTTTTACAAGAAAGCCAGAATGAAGCCACGGCGTGGAACAACTTTCTTGGTGCCCTTGAGGGGCAAAGCGTCCCCTTTACATCCTTTCAATATGAAGCCGTCAATGTCATGGCGGACATTACCAACAGCCTTGCCAACGATCTGACAATCCTGACGATCTCTCCGGAAGCGGATTTGAATCTTGCGTGGAATCAGGTTGTCTTTCTGGAATCCGCATGGAGATTCTTCCTTCTATTTACCAGCGATCCCACAAACGACTTCATGCAATCGTTTCAGATGGCAGCTTTTCGAATGGACAGTTTTATCCAGTCCATTGAAGCCCTTATCCTGAGCGTTCGTCAGAATTTCCAGAGCCAACTGCTGACAGGAACGGTCTTTTCCAACGACACCCTGATGTCGTTCGCCAATCGCAATTTGCAGGATTACTCCCAATGGACGAATGTCGCTGTCCAGAACAACCTGCTTCCTCCCTACATCGGAAACGTCCAAGGAAACAACGTCACGACTCCGGGGAGTTCCTTGGTGCTTCCGTCCGCTCTTGGAAATGCTACCGTCGGCTCCCCACAAGCCACCTTTCCCATCCAGAATTATGAACTGGACTACTTGGGAACAGACTGGTATATGGGCAATCCAGAGGACACTGATCTTCCGCCGTGGCGAGGGGATATTGGTATCATTTTTGGATACAACAATTATTCGATGGCTTTGGGTCGTCGTCTGGTGACACCTTTGGGAAGTCTCTATTACGAACCCGACTATGGCAGCCGCATTCCGGGAGAACTGGGAGAGATTCAGGCGTTTATATCGACCGGACTGCTTCAGGCTCAAGCTGAATCCGCCATCTTAGCCGATCCAAGAACGGCATCCATCAATAATAGCTCCGTTTTTCTGAATGAAGCCATGCAGATTGCCTATCAGGGAACCGCCATTCCCAATGGACCCGGCGTAACGGGATCTCAAGTCAACCAAGTATTTGCGTCGCCTTAAGGAGAAAATATGTCCGGCGCCTATATCCCCCAACCATCATCCCTGAATGTTCCGGCCCCGCCCACAACGGCTCAGGTGGCTGTTCGCATCATGGCATCCATGCAGGCCCAGCAAGGTGTTGCAACGGATTTCAATCCGGGGTCCAATGTCCGCACCTATTCGGAAGCGACAGGTTCTGTCGTGGAGATTCAGGGAATTTCCATGCAGGCACTCGTTTTTCAGGCCATGATCTATGGAGTGTACGCCGCCTTTGGAATCACACCCTTGCCGGAAACCTATGCCACGGTTTCCCTCGTGTTCGCCACGACATCGGGAGCCAATCCTCCTCCCGTTCCCTATGCGGTTTCCATCCTTCAGGGAACCATTGCAGGGACAGCCGGAGGCGTCAACTTCCAGACCACCCAAGCCGTCGTGTTGCCCATCGGAAGTTCGAGTATCACCGTTCCCGCCGTGGCCGTCGATCCGGGACCAACAGGAAATGTCGGACCCAACACCATCACCAATCTTCTGACATCCCTGACCTATCCTCTGGTGGTGTACAATCCCGTCGCTGCCCAAGGCGGAAGCAATGCGGAAGTCCCGTCCCAGACACTGGCCCGATTTATGGCAAAAGTGGCGGCTTTGGGATTGGGATCTCCGGTCGCTATCGCAAACTCTGTCATCGGAATTGCAGGGGCGCCCGGTGAAACTGTTCAGCAGGCAAACTGCTATGAACCGTGGATGGTTACATCCGGTACTCCCGAAGCGGGATTTACTGTTTATATTGATAACGGCAGTGGAAACGCTTCAACGACACTGATTAACAATGTGATCACGTTCCTGAATGGCAATCTCCAAACGGGAGCCTTGGGCAATCGCCCCGCCGGTGTGCCCTATCAAGTGTTGGCGGTCGTTCCTGTAATCTGCAACATCGTCATTACGGGAACTGTTTCATCCTCGACACTTATTTCAACACTGACGACATCCATTACGAATGATATCGATGCTTACTTCCAGACGGTCCAGTTCAACCAGACGGTGTATCAGACAACCATTGTGGCTTTGGTAGCAAACGTTTCCGGGGCCTATCTGACCGCCCTTTCCGTCGTGCTGGAAGATGCGAATGGAAACCCGGTGTCTTCCGTTTCCGCTTTGGAATATGAACGAGTAATTTTGAATCAACTGACCATTACTCTGACAACGTAGGAAATATCCGTGGAATACTTAAACGAAGCGCAGGTTGTCGATCAACTGAATCAGCTTCCGAGAACTTTCTGGAAACCGGGACAGACCTATCAGAATCTGATCGCTTCCATTGCGTCCGGACTGGACTCCTTTACAGGACCAGCCAACGCCCTTGTCTCCCAAGCGACCCTGACAACAGCACGATACAAATGGCTTGATCTGTGGGGACTCTTGTTTTCTGTTCCCCGCCTCCCGTCTGAAACGGATACTCAATACCTGAATCATATACTGTCTATTTTGAATGAAGGAAACACAACTCCCGTCCGTATTGAGTCCTACATTGAAAATATCTACAACCTCACAGTGACTTTAACTGAAAATTTTCCCAATGTTGGATATACCCTGACATTTGAAGGGTCATCTGCTGATCTGAATCAATTGGCTGCTGATTTGGGACGGATTCGTCCCGCAGGCGTTCCGTTCTTTCCCCTGTACGTTCTCCAAGGGGCTTTTTATGCCAATACAATCAACTTTTTGAACGGTTGGCGTGTGCCCGGAAGCTATGTGATCAACTCATCCGTTCCGATCTTTCCGACCATTTCGGCGTCAACAACAAATGCTCTCAATACGATCCCCACACAATATCTGACTGATCCAATTCTGACGGGAACCTAGACGGTTTTCCTATAATAGATGTTGAAGGAGAATTAGATGAAGACACCACAAATTGCCAGTCAGCAGTTCCTGAGTAACACCATCTTCAACGACAATTTTGCGTTGATTAAGGAATCGGTTCAGGAACAAAACGAAGGCAATATGTCCGTTGCCGGACTGATTTCCCCCAACGATCTCCTATTCCAGTTCAACGGCAATCTGATCGTTACCGTCAACGCTCCCCTTCCCTTCCGGGTTGTGTTTGGTAACGGCATCATGGCGAAAGCCTTGGGGACAACCGATGGACAGACCACGACAGTCTATGATGTCAATTTCGCCTCGCTGGTTCCAAGTTCCGGGTCCGTCACAGCCTACCTTGTCTGCCAGACTCAGACCATACAACAATCTCCGGTTACGGTCATTGGCCCCCCACCGGGACATCCCGATTATGATCCCAGCTTTGTGCCCGTTGTGGCCTATACCGAAGTGGACGACACCCTGAATCTGTTCGCCACGACAACGGCACCGGATAACAATACCACGTTTGAATTGGGAAGAGTGACCCTTTCCGCCGGACAGACCAGTATTGCTTCCATTGACACATCCCATTGGATTTATGCTTCATCCGTACTGGACCCCACAGGGGTTGCTTCAGGCACGTATACGACACCTCAATTGACTGTAGGATCAGATGGACGGATTATATCCGCATCCAACAACACCAATATCGCAACACAAAGTGGAAACAACGATTTTACGGGCAACAATACGTTCAGTGGAACAACCACCAACTCTGGAACAATCAGCGGTGGAACGATCAGTGGTTCTACTTTAAGTGGAACAACCACCAACTCTGGAACAATCAGTGGCGGAACAATTGATCCATCCACATTAACCGTTTCCGGATCAGCAACATTTGATGGCGGACTGACCGTTCCCTCCGGCCAGACGGCAACGGTTGCGGGAACGCTTTCCGTGACAGGCTCGGAAACAGTGGCCTCCTCCACTATCACGACGCTGAACGTGACAGGACCCTTTACTCTATCCGGGGTCTTGAACGCCAACGGTGGACTGACCGTTCCCTCCGGGCAGACGGCAACGGTTGCGGGAACGCTGGACGTGACGGGTTCGGCCACGGTTCCGGCGGCCACCGCTTCGACGAATCCGGCACAATTTGGACAACTCGTAGATAGTGGAACCCTGACAAACGTCA